GCTAAACGCGCTCTCATGCGCGTGACAAAACTTTGAGAGGTCTTCAAGAACTTTTCCACCTGCAATACTAGGTTTACCATCATCCCCATTGAACACCTGTTTATACGACTGCTTTCTAAAGCGAAGAAAATCTTTGATTTTATCTAAGCTCATCCTGTTGCTTTCATTAGACCTGCCGCGGCTGGTGCAGCGTCGATCATCTGTTGTGTCTGCTGTTGTTGCGCACGGGCGTCCCGTTTGCCCTGTACTTCATCCCCTGATGACATCCACGAAGCGGGAACAGCGTTAATGCTCGCCAGCTCTGGGATGATGACATCCATGTTGAAGTGGTCTAAGCCTGACATATCACCCGTGATCGAAGCGTGTTCCGCTGCGATCTGCATGGTGCGTGTCCAACCCGCAGCTTCTTCAGCACGTTGGCTACGGGTCAGCGGACTGTCATACACGATGTCGAACTCGCCTTCTGCCTCGATCAACGCCTGTGGCATTGGTGGCAATAGGTTCTGTTCGCCCAACAGATCAAGCTCACGCTCGATCATCGGTCCAAGCATCTCAGACTGTTGACGACCCATCGTTGGAGAGAGCAACGCGCCCTTCTCACGGGCGCGCTCAAGAACTTCTGTCGCTGTCATGGCAGGTGTATCGACGAGGATTTGGAACAGACTGACCAAGAACGCGTCGTTGATAACCTGACGCTCCATGTCCATGAGTTCCTGACCTGCGGCGAGGTTGCCTGTTGGTAGCTCGTGCACCATGCGTTGACCTTGCGCGTTCACCCCACCGGGGTTCACAGCACCGGGTCGTAAGCTGAAGGTATCAAGGACACCGTCGTCGTGTGTTAGTAGCACAGGATCGACGACCCGGTGCCCTTGTTTCAACATCGTGAGCTTCTGCTCGTTGAGTACCTTGATGGAAGGAAGGGCCATCATGGCGGGACTACGACCGTAGACCTCACCGGGTGCTGTCACATAACGACTGATCGCATAAGGGAAACTGTTGAAACCCCCTTCCGATAGCTCCATGTTGTCGGTCACGCTGACATAGTACGACGCGAACTTCATGCCCCGGAAGTCGGCCTTAGCAGGGTCTACCTCAGCCCGTGGCGTGATACAGTGGATCACTTCAAATTCTTTATCGGGCTCTTTTTCCGCAGCCGCATGAACAGCATCAGGGAGTGCTTTATAGCGCCCTGCGTCCATCTTCTGCTTCATCACCCGTGCGCTCTCGCGGAACTTGCGATAGCAGGTATCCACGATGCCCTGATAGTTTAATTGGAAGATGACCTCAGATAAGTTCGTCGCATGATAGCGTAGACCGCCTTGGTCATGCTTATCTGTAAATAACGCGCCCGTACCGAACGCACCAAGCCCCATGTACGTTTCGTGTTGCTGGCTGGCGTAGTTCGCTTGAGGGGCATAACGATGGCGGAACAGGACGTTGTTCGCTTCCTCGAAGAACAGATCGACTTCACGATCCTTATTCAACGCCGGGTTCGTCGTTTGTAGACGGTGCCAACGTGAGTTGCGCGGTGTGAGCATACTCTCCATCGCCGCAGCGAAACGCTCTAGCCCGAGCATCGCCGTACTGTCGATGGCCTTGTCGGTCTTCTTGTCACCCTTGGTCGTGATGTTGTTCGAGAGGAACGTGTCAGAGTAACGAGGTAACACGCGCTCGGCGATCTCTTGCCAGTGCGTTTCCCAAGTGCCACGCTCGCCTTTGAGCTTCTCGTAACGCTTGACGATCTGTTTCGCTCTGTCACCCATGTGCTACTGCCCCAATAAGGTCTTTGCGGCTTGGCCGCCTTCAGCGACACCTTGCCCACCCGTTAGGATAGTGCTTGCCCTACCCCCAGCGGCAGTACGGCGTTTGCGTTCTTCAAGCGCTTTGGCTTGAACCGCGCTATCGCTGACCTTTGGTGGTGGTGCAGGTGGTGGAGGTGGGGGTGGTGCTGAAGGTGCTGAGAAGATGCCGCCCATTGGTATAGCTCCTAAAAATGAAACAGGTAGGCGTGATCCTACCCGTCTGTGTGGTGTTGGTCAACCAAAAACATTGTAATCCATACCGACTGCTGTTTGTCTGCGGCGACCCTTGCGGGATAGCTTGCTGTCGTTGCGCGCAATGTTGACGGCGAAGGTCGTTGCTAACGCATCCGCCCGGTCCGTCGAGGCAAGACCGCGCTTCTTGATCTTGGCCTTCGGTTCCAGCTTGACCTGCCCACCCAAGCTAAACTCATACTCTGGTGCCGCTAGATCATCTAGGAGTTCGCGGTCGTCGGGGATACACCCACGGGTGCCGATCCAGTCGCGCATCTTACCCCAGAGTTCAGTCCGTCGGTTGTTATACTGCTCCTTGTCATCGGCCTTGCCTCCGGCCTTGACCTCGATTACTCGGTATCCGTTGTCCTTGAGGATGTCCACCAGCCCACCCCCGACGCCGTCGCCTTCGATGGCGACCGCATCAGGTTTATATCGGTCGATAGCGGCAGCGACTTTTCTTGCGAGTTCCGCAAGATCGAGTTTTGGGTAGACTTGCCACTGGATTGATCGGGCGTCGTTTCCTTGTCTAAAAGCGATGACCGCATTGTCGTTTCCGAACCGCGCGGGATCGACCCCAATGATAAGAGGCGCGCCGCTATCTGCCGACGTTTCTCTACGGCTTGCCTTGTCAATATCTCCTCGACCGATGAATTGTGTATCGCCTTGGCGTGGGAACTCTCCGTAGACTTCCACGCGCGCTTGATCGCTGTCCTCGCCGTACTGTGCGATAATATCGTTGTATAGGCTTTGGTCATTCTCTTCTACCTCCCGCGCGTCGATGTTCTCTGTATCCCAACTATCGCGCCCTTCCCCATGGAAGCAATCAAAGAAAGCGCCACTAGGATTGCGAGGGTTAGATATACAAAACCAAAAACGATGAACAGTTTTGTCAGTAAAAAAGCCATGAGCAACAGGCCAAATGCTAGATGCAATACCCGACGCTTCATCAAAAAGAACTGCCATAGCCATTTGGCTGTGTGCCCCAGCATACGCATCAGGTGTCTCCTCTGACCACAGACGCGCTTGGATATACCAATACGCATCATCATACTTCGTTGTTTTCTTAATCATCTCGACGAGCCACGGCGCGGGTTTAATGCTCATCGCTGCATGTTCCCACCAATGCTCGTTAATCGCCAGTGTAGCCCACTTCCTAATCTCAGGGAAGGTCGTATTCTTTAGCTGTCCCTCAGTGTTGGCACTGACCATCACGGTTGCCGATGGCATGGTGGAGACTAACCATAAACTGATCCACGCTAGAAAGGCTGACTTGCCGATCCCACGGCCTGACGCTCTGGCAAGCTTTAAGAGTTCAGGGTCGACGCCCTGCCGGACACGGTTTCTATTTTGTGCGATGTGATCGCGCATCTTGATTAAGGCTCGACGCTGCCACGCCCTCGGTCCTTTGGAGTTGGCTAGGGGTGTTCCTTGCTCTCCCCAAGGGAAGGCATATATCACGAATTCCAGTGGATCGTCACGGAGTGCGAGGATTCGGTGGACGAGCTGTTCCTCTTGTTGGCTTGGGTTTAGTGCTCTGTTTGCCATTTGTTTTATTCCCAGTACATGTTGTTATCAGAAAAATTTTAAAAATATAATTTGTGTCGTCGTCACTATCATAATATCACACCGCGCGGCGATCTCGGCCCCCCGCCCCCGGCACTCCCCCGCCTATCATTTTCAACCTGACACAAAAACACTCAATCACCCGCATAATCGCATAACCTTTATTATGGAAAATCACTTATCCTTTATAATCAAGGGCTTATAAGCTTTTAGGCCATGTCAGTGTGTCATGCCTACACTTTAGGGTACAACAATACTGCCCAAATACTGCTAACCTACACCTTGCCAGGCTTATCAGGTGTGACGTCAATGATGGGTGTATCATCCGGGGCTTGTAGGCGTTGTTCTGCTGCTTGCATGGCGTGGCCTAAGTCTATAAGCACAGAGCCTGTTACGTTTATTTCCGCGGGTATTACCTTGCCAATAAGGCCACAAAAAACCGCCGGATGACTTTCCGACAATCCGACAAGGTATTCATGCGCGCCGACACGTGGGTCATTGAAAGCACGATAAACGGCCTCTTTAATATCCTTTGTGAATTTTCCCTTGCCACGCTTTCCGTGATTTTTTGAGCGCTTCCGNCCGTCNGGTANTTTATCCGTCTTTTCCATATTTAAAGAATATCCCTTTTGTTGAGTATCAAATAATTGCCTCTTTTTTAGGCATTTGTCAAATCAGAGATAAATCTGCCTATTATTTAGGCACAAATAAAGTTGAATTTAGTGGTTGACAATGTGAACAGTGTTCAGTATATTGTTGTTATTGAAACAACGAAGGGAATAAGAAAATGCCTAAATTCTTTACCAAACAGGGATGGTTAACACCATATGCCCACGCTTGCGGATACTTGCACGTGACGGAACATGAAAACGGCGATTATATCACGCTTGAAAGCAGTAATCCGGAACTAAACACGTTCGACGTTCGTTTGTATAATTATCGTACAAATAAACGCGTATGTAAAACCTTTGAAGGGATAGTAATCGCGCGGGTTTATTATCGCGGCCTTTGTGGTCAATTGAATAAGCGTTGGGAAAACGGCGCAAAACAAAACGTATATACTTAAGGAAGGGAAAACACGTTATGACGTACGAAGAACAAACGGACCTAAACGAAGCTTCCAGGGTAACTGCTGCTAACATCATGGCAGAATATGCGGATGAAAGCTTTTTAGACTTAACTGAATATTCTTTTGAAGGGGAATAAGATAATGAAAGACGAAAAATACAACGGCTGGACAAACTACGCAACGTGGCGCGTGAACCTTGAATTTTTTGACGGGATGGACAATTGCACGGGCTGGGACGCTGAAACGTGCAAAGATATTGTGATTGAACATATTGAAGCACAATCGGAACATCTAGCCCAGGATTATGCGCTAGCGTTTTTGAGTGACGTAAATTGGCATGAAATAGCAAAACACTTGAAAAAAGAATAACTCTCAATTCATAGGCTAAGGGTTTAAGCTTGGCCTATTGGTGGACAGTTAGACAGTTAGACAGTTAGAACGGACACAATATTTAGAGATGAATAATTCAGAAAGGCAAAGATTATGTTAGTTAAACACGCTAAGGAATACACGGGCGGTGGTATTGTCTCGGGCAACGGTAAAATGCCGGGGGCAACGTACGCCACCGACCCCTTTAAATGTCACACTGGCTCAAAGCTTAGGCAAGTTAAAGGGACTAGCTGTTCCAAGTGCTATGCTTGCAAGTTAGCGTCATTTAGGCCTAGTGTAGCCAAGGGTTACAATAAACGCCACAACGCTACGTTGGCGGCTTGCCTAGACGCTAATGGAGACCTAGGCAACGCATGGGTTAAATCTATGGCATTNTTAATTAATCGCTATGTAGAAAAAACGGGTGANAATTACTTTAGATGGTTCGACGCTGGGGACGCNCCACACCCAAAGGCCTTTGATTTAATTGCTCGGGTGTGTGATTTAACCCCTAACGTTCATCATTGGATACCTACTAAAGAGGCAAGGTGGTGGAAAGCCTTTGAGGATGATCGGGTTATCCCTTATAACATGGTTGTTAGAGTGTCGACGCCTAAGATCGACACACAACGCCCCGTAAAGGCCAACAATACGTCTACGGTTCACCATAAACTAGACCCGCTTGGGGTCGCCTGTAAAGCACCAGAGCAAGGCGGAAAATGCTTAGATTGCCGTGCTTGCTGGTCAGCCAATGTGGACAATGTGAGTTATGGTCTACATTAAATTAAAATTTAAGCTTGCAATAGCATTTTAAACGTGCTATTGCTCTCTTAAGTCAAGATTTTAACCAAGTAAGAAAAACTTAAAAAGGAGTAACTACCATGTCTAACACGTTTCAAATTGAAAAAAATATCGACATTCCGTCCCCTGTGAATGAATACCATAACGGTTATAGAGGTCTTTTTCCATTTCCAGCAATGCAAAAAGGTGATAGTTTCTTAATGCCTTGTGCTAAGGTTAGAGCACAAAAAGAACAACGCCGTCTATACGCTAGCGCGTTATGGTACAAAAAAACACACGATAAAGACTTTAAGGTTACTACACGTACAGTTTCCAACGGTGTTCGTATTTGGAGAGTTTAACTTAAGCTTGCTATAGTGTTTTAACGTGCTATAGCTTGCTTAAGTTAAAACTACAGGAAACAGGAGTAAAGATAATGGAACATGAAAAACTGGTACTTGCTGAATTATTAATTCTTAGGTCCCTTCTCCAAAAAGATATAGTGGAGACAGTAGGCTCTATGGATGACTACACTAAAGACGAGGAATTAGATTTTGTTAAAGGTTTAATTATAGCCAACAGAGGTACAGTCTCAAAGTTATCACGAATGATTCGTAAAGCAAAACAAGAAAAGAAAGGAGAGAACAATGTTACGTAAACAAGTGTTTACAATTAAAGTCAGCGACAGTGGTTTTGAGGAAGACGGTTTCATGCTAAAGGTCAAGGCGGCAACCCGTGAAGAGGCCATTAGAATTGCAGTTTTAGATGGATGGGTGTTGCTATGATCTGGCTTTTGTTCGCATTCACAATGCTTATGTTTGCAACGGCATTTTCAGCCATTGCCTTTGTAAGGTTTTTAGAAAGTAAGGGGCTTTAAAATGTACCTTGACAACACAAGTGCTATGGTGATATACATGTTCATTAGTGGTCTTGGTTTACTAGCGTTATGCGGGTTAACTGTGATCGTGGAACATATTCAAGAGACACTAAAGAAGGGAAAGAGCAATGGATAAGCCTAAGTTAACCTTAGACCAACTTGAGACAATGATTGTTCAAATGTGGGAATATGAGCGAGAATTTATGAGCATTCCCACAATAATTTCTTATGCTTTAAAAGGGTTTAGCACGGAACACGTTGTAATGAAGGAAGACATACTTATTAAGAAGTTTAATCAAATGTTCCCAGAAGACGCAATAAAGGAGTAGACTTA